GCAGCTGCTTCTTGTTGGATTCTATTTCCTGTAGCAAATGCCAATCTAATTTCTTCTTGGTTTCTTATTTCTTCACCTAATCCAGCTAGATCATTATTTAAAGCTAATAGCCTAGCTCTTTCTAAATTAAGATCCTTACCAAGTAATACTTCAGCTTCTAATTCAGCAGTAATGGATGATTCAAAATCTAATAAACTCGAGGCAATAGCATCTACTTCAGATAAACTTAAACCTAATAATTTAGCTTGGGATACAGCTTCAGCAAGTTCAACTGGGTTCATACTTAATGAAACTGCTATAGCAGCACTTGTAGAAGCTATTTCTGCTAAAATTCCTTTAGCATCTAATGCTACTCTATTTTGAGAAGATATAGCCCCAACAGTAGATATAGTGTTTTCTAAAATCCCTTCTGTATCTTTACTTTGTATTCTAGAGAGTAAAGATAGATTTCCAGCTTGTTCTGCAGATAAGCCTAATTGTTTGGTTAATGTGGCTTGAGTTACTAAAATATCTCCCCCAAAATCGGCTATTAAACCTGATTGTCTGGTTAGTTCAACAAATGCCTCATTTAATCTTTGACTAGTAATGAAAACTTTCCCACTATCAATAGCAATCGCAGCAAAATTATATTGTAATCTTTGAGCCTCATTAGCAGACAACCCAGTGTTTTTTGCTATGTTAGATATGTTATCACTAGCTTTTAAAGTAGCAGTCACAAATAAACCTAAAACCGCTCCAAGCTCTAATACTGCTTTTTGACCCTCCTTTAAATCATTATTAAGTAATTTAGCTACTAAACCAGTTTCATCAAATTTAAGTGCTATGTTTTTAACAGTCTTGAGTAAACTTTGTGTTATACCTTGATTTTCTATTTGTTGCTGGTTTGTCTGCTCAACTACATCAAGTATTTGTTGCCGGGTTAGAAGTTGTTCTGAAATTCCAGCAAGTACTTCTTCATCAAGATCTATACCTTCCCTAAGGAGTCCAATAATTGCTTGATCAATAGCAATTACGGCTCTATCTTGACGTTCCTGTAATGTTGTTAATCGTTGTTGCTCTTTATAAGTTAAATCTTCTCCTTCAGCTAATTTTAATTGTAATCTGGTTAATTCATCATTATCGTTTTCAATTTTTTTAATAGCCCTTTTTATATCGTTTGAAAACTTTTTAGCTACACCTGCAACTTGATCACCTAGTAGTTCGGCAGTTGGTATAAAACTATTCAAATCCCTTACTAGAACATTGATAGCTGAACCAAAATTAGAAGAGAAATCATCAATGCTTTCTTTAGAAATAATTCCAGTGTTCTTTATTTCTTCTTGTAGTTTTTGAACTAAATCTTTAAATTCCTGAGCCGGGTCTTGTGGATCTTGGTTTGCCATAAAGATATTTTGTTATAAATATTGAAATATATAACTCCTATTTATAGCTAGTTTTATTTTGGAATTGAGCTGGGGTTATCTTTCCTGAGGGATCTATTATGGTTTGTTGTTTATTATTTTTTTGGCTATTTTCAATATTTTCTTTTTCTTTTTCGTAGTAATCTTTTATTAAATTATAAGTGTATTTACGAAGCCAAAGAGGCATATTATATACAGTCCCCCAATCATATCCACCTTTACCATGGAAAACTATTTCGTGGATTTGATCAAAAACATATTTTCTAAACTGTGGGGCAGTTTTAGAGGTCAGGCCAAAAAAAGTTAAGCCCAATTGGAACATCAATTGGGTCTCCCCCTCCATCGGGAAAAAAAGTCAGATCTACATCTGGTTGGATTTTAGCAATATATTCTCTAAGTGCCCGAGCATCTCGGGCTAAGAGATATTTATCTACAAATTCCCTAATATCTTTTTTATCTTCACTTCCATCAACGGATAAAATTAAATATTTTAATCTTGTAGTAGCTGCTGAGGAATCGTTTTTATTTATTTTTTGTAAACCTTTAATTTCTTTTTGGATTTTCATCTCATCCCCATGAGTTAACAATTTGAAAGTTATAATACGTTCAGTGTGAGGAAGTGTGAATGAAAATTCATTCACTCCTTTAGTATAAAGGGATTCGTCTAATTCTTTATCTTCTAAAGTAGTTAAATCAATTGTTTCTTCATTATCATTATAAGTAAAAGTATAATCTTTACCATAACCTAAAATTCTAGAGGCAATTAATACTGCATTTTTATCTCCAATTAATAGATCATTATAATTAATTTTTGAAACAATTAAGGATTGTAATAATTTATCAATTACAGTACCATTTTGGATATAAGATTGATTAGTAAGAATATCTTCCTCTTTAGCAGTCATATATTTCATTTCAATTTGACCACTAGATAAGGGATTATCTTTAGGATATAATAAACCTTTAGAGGGTAATTCTACTATTTCAGTTGGTAATTCAAATTCAGCCATAATCTTTATTGTAATAAAACTTTATTCTATAATAAATATCAAAGTAAGAAAAAGCTTGCACGGAGGCAAGCTATTTCCAAATGTAAATAATAAAGGTATTAAATCGCCAAATTAATTGGCTCTGTAAACAACCATCCAACATGGTTTTTCTGATTGAGGCTAAAGAACAATTTATTCATTTCTCCACCTCTTCTATTTTTGCTAAAGAATATGTAACGGCCACCCTCACTATCAAATTTCATGTGAGCCATTCCTGTCAACATATGCTTGAATCTATTTGAACCTGCAAAATTACCACCTTTAGTAACTTGTTGAATCAACATAAATGCAGTATTTTTATTTTCTTTATTTTTTGCTTGATTATGTCTTTCAAGCATATTTAATATTTTAGTTTCTGCATTTTTCATAGTACCACCATGATAATCTACTACTGCAACTGCAATCTCAGCAAATGAATCTACTAACACACAATCATATCCTTCTGAAAATGTACTTTCTAATACTACTAATGGATCATTTTCAATATAATCACCCATAAATAAGATAGGTAATTTTGAAAACTTTGGAAATCTTTTAACATAACCTACCATATCAATTCTATTCATCTCACCAGAAACAAATAATACTTTGCTTCCTTTTTTCTGCATATCAGCAATCATATCTAATAATACGGTAGTTTTTCCAACTCCTGGATCTCCAACAAAGGCATAATTGGTACCTTTCATCATTCCACCTTCACCACTTAATAATGAATCAATTTTCTTACCTGTAGGCATTGGCTTAAATAATGACTTATCATATTTAAAATCTGCCATTGTTGAAACAACAGGCTTGAACCTTTTTGAAACATTAGCACCAACACTTTTTCTTGGACGACCTCTACGAATTGTAACTTTTGAATTTTGCATAACCTTTATTATTATTAATTATTTACAGGGTAAATATACGAACCCTATCTTGGGGAGCCAAATTTACTCATGGGAAAGTTCAAGTTTTTTTACCAACACTCCTGCACCACCTGGTTCTACATAATAAAGCCCTCCTTGGTAAGCACCAGTATTAAAACTGATTTGTTTAAAACCTTCTTTTTTCATAATCATTGGAATACGTACTAACATACCTTTTAACTTTTTAACTATGGCTAAATATACGAACCCTACCCCAGGTAGCCAAATTTAGGCACAAAAAAAGCTTGACTAATGTCAAGCTTCTTTTTGAAAGAATATATGAGGGTGGGGTTTTTAGAAATTCAAAATACAATAATCTGGTTGGACTGTCATTGTAATTTGTTGAGCAGTATTTTCAGTATCCCAATTGTAATCGCCAAAATTAGCATCTGTAATTAATGCTCCTTTTACAATCCATTCTGATACCACATCACCTACAGGACCTAATACATTAAATGTTAAGTCTTTTTTATAGAAGTCACTATACCCATCACGGCCAGTTACTGATTCGTGATGCAAACGGACCCATTCCATAACAGCCTGGGCACCAGAAGGTGTAATTGGATCAAATAATGTAAACTGAATTGTATTCCAAGTTGTTTTACCTTTCACAAAACGTTGAACGTTGATGTGATTTAAAGCTACAGTTCCTTGGGTTAAAGTTACAGCTCCCATTCCCTTTACAGCATAAGATGGAATACCATCAATGTATACTATAAATCTATTCGCCTGTTTTGGCTCAAATGCTGTAAAAAATATTTCGTTAGGATCTAATACTGCCATTTTGTATTTTTTATTTTATTATAAATATTCTACTTTTAAATTTTTATTGCGGGAATGTAGCTCCAGTAGGTAGTACATTAAAGTCTAAAATTATAAATTCAGCCGTTCTAGTTGGTTGAAGGAAAATTTGACCTACTAATTCATTTCTATCTACTACATCCGCAGTGTTATTTGTATCATCCATTACTACTTTAAAAGCAAACAATCCTTGTCTTTGTTGTACACTTTCTAAATATGGATTTACTTGGCTTAAGAAATTATTTCTTGTAGCAATAGTATTTTGTTCAAATACTAAATTATCTGATACTTGTGAAATGTATCCTTTAAGAGCAATTAATAATCTTCTTACATTTACTCTATCTAAAGCACTTGCTTTTTTCTGTAGAGTTTTCTGTCCAAATACTACTACTCCAGATTGTGGGAATGTAGCTATTGGATTAATATTTGCTTCGTATAAAGTATCTCTGTTTCCAGCTGTTAACTTTCTTTCTGCTCTGGTTACTTGACCTAATCCTCCTCTTGTAATACCAGCAGGTGCAAACCATGGATCACTTGAAGCATCCGTAAAAGCATATACTCCAGGAATCATTGTTGAAGCAGGTACCCAAACTAACTCTCCAGTATTTGGATCAACTGTTTGTACCCAAGGCCAATAAGTAGCAGAATAACTATTATCAAACCCACTAGCCTCACTTACTATATTATTGATTGTTGAGTTATAATTTACTAAATCAACTACGGCAATTGAATCTCCTCTTGTAATTGAGTTATTAACTAAATTTGTAATTTGTGTAGCTCCAGTTCCTGCGTTTTCATTAATTAATCCAGGTACAGCAATTACATTAAATTTATACTCATTTTCATTGGACATTAATGAAATGGCGTTATTATAATCCGAACCTGTTAATCCTTGACTATCTGTAGTATCTATTTCATTATAGAAATTAGCAGCTTTCCCAGCAGGAATATTTGCACCCGTAGCTCCTCCAAAAGATCCAGATCCTGAATTTGGGAGAAGATGTACAAAAGTAGATTTAGGATCACCATTATTATCAAAATAATTAGGAGTAGAATTCACTGATTTTACTCTTACGTACTTTGAGACATTAGCATAAGATCCAGATTCCTGAATGTAATAATCATCTCCATCATTTACTAATGTGTAGCTTACATCACCAATTACTTTTGAAATATAATTAGATGCAAGAGGATCTAATGATAAATTATTATATGATTCTAATATTATTCTTTGATTTTCCTTATCATCACCTCTACGGATTAATAAACTAAATGTTCCTGAAGCTGTGTTTACAGTTGGGATTTCCCATCTAATATTATCCTTAGAGCCTGAAAGTAAAGTCTTATTGTCCCCTTCAGAACTAGTACTATTCATTATAATTCCTTCAGAAATAGTTTCTAGTTCAAAAGATCCTGAATTTTGGGAAGATGAGACAGCAGTACTTGCAGGGGTGAATGAACCAGAAGTTACTCTAGTTACTAATAATGAACTACCACCATTTTGAAAATAATTATTAGCCGCAATTGATGTGAAAGTTGAATATATATTAGATCCACTTTCGATTTCTCCTCCAAATACTGTTGTAAATTCACTAAATGAAGTAACCAATGTAGGAATTTCAACAGGACCTTTTGCAGTAGGGCCAATGATAGCTGCACCTCTTTCAACTGGTTGTCCTTGTATAAACGATTGATCGTTTTCTCTCGCTAATACACCTGGAGATAATAAAGTTTCTGCCATTTTTATATGTTGTTTTTAATATTATTTTGTTATAAATATTTAAAAACCTTTCAAAAAACTATTTACTGTACGGTAACTTCACCTGTTTCATAATTAATAGATCCAGCACCATATTTTTCTTGGAGGGATATTGCTAAAGAATTAGACTTTTCTTGTAGATCAGCTAATTCATTTATAAGTTCATTTTTTTGACCTTCTAGGATAGCTTTTTGAACTTCAACATTTCCTAAAGAATAAGTTATGTTATCATTTTCAATTTGAAAATCTTTTAATTTTTGCAACTCAGATTTTGATAACTTTGTGTTTCCCACTTTTTTAACCATAATAATGTAAATTTAATTATAAATATATATTAATTTATATTAAGTTACGTCTTCTATATTAGAAATCCTACCTCTTATTGAAGTACTTCTAGAAGTAGATGGTGGGTTGTAAACATCAGAATTTGATGTAGTTTCTGTTTTAATGATAACTTTTGATTTTGAGTTGTATTTTTTAATAGCGGTAATATCTTTTTGTATTGTATCTGGGATTATATATCCTTTTAAATTTATGTTAAAATTTCCTCTGACTAACCGATCTTGACCCGCTGTTAATTGGGTAGTGGTTTCAAAACTATCTATTCTAGCTCTAAATTTAAATCTTTCTGGATCTCCCCAATAAGAATCAGAAGCATATTCTATTGATTCAATTACTTTGTTTAATTGTTCCATATAATAAGTCTGAATAATACAGCTATATGATAAAGTAACATAATCAGGAACTGCTATAGCATGAAATTGTTTAGCAGGAATTCTATTATTTAAAGCTGAAAAGTTAGAATAGGCATTTTTTGAATTAAATGACTTTTGAAATGAGCTATAAATATTAGGTTGATTTGCATCAATTTTATTTGCTACTGTTCTATCTTTTGTAATACTATCTCTTTGTATTACAATAATAGGTAACATTAATGCTCCTCCCTTATCTCTATAATACCCATCTTTTTGATATGAATTCCACCTTTCAGGAGACGAATATATTATGGGAATATTCCTTCTTTCTCCATTTTGATAAACAAAAGGTTGAATGACTTCATTAAAGTAATAAAAAACAGCCTCATCTAAATCTTGAATTCCAATTGAAAAAGGTTTTGAGGTATCATCTCTAAAACTTAATTTAGTAGATCTATTAAAACCAGTAGCAGTTTCATCCTTATTAGTAGCAATTTGGGTATTAGGATTACCTCTTTCAAGGTCATATGGTTTTTGCAAATCTACACTAATTTGCCTTTGGGTTTTTGGAATGGGTTTTCTATACTTAGTTGACATTAAAATCTTTCTTTATAAGGTGAAATATTTACTTTATCTCTTGGTATATAGTAAGTATTACAAATAATAGATAAATTAGTTCCAAAATTTTCTAAGCCAGGATTTAGTGGATTTAGAGTTCCATCTGAACTATTATTAGGATAATCTGGGTTTTTACCTACAAAATATTGATTAGATACTGTACTTTGAACACCATAATAACCATTTTGGTATAGAACAATGTCTCCTACTTCAGGAACTATATCTGCATCTACTAAATCATCTCTTAAAAAGGCAAATGAAATGCCCTGAGCGAAATTAACTCCTTCATCTGATTCGGGGAATTGTTGGTCTTCTCTATTTATTAAACAATCAAATAAAAAGGGACCATCATAGTATTTTTCACCAGCAGCTTCCCCATATAAATTTACTTTTGTTTCTTCTAATTTATACTTATAAATGGCAGCCTGTTGGGTAATAATATCACCCATTAATTCACGATTTAATCCTCGGATTAAACTTATATCTCTATGTCCGCCAAACATTGCCATATTATCCTATATAAATTGTGTAAGGAACTTGTTTAAGTTCTGTTTGTTTAAATTCAGCTTCTTGTGATCTTCTTTCTAATAATGATTTGCGAGAGGTTTCATCAAAATACCCTCTTAATCTTTCTATTAAAGATGTTTTTTCAGAAGTAGCCGCAGTAATTAAATCTCCTTGATTTAAAGATACTTCCGCATTTGGGATTGGTATACTACTATATTTTCCTCTTACATATCCTAGCATTTCTTTAGATAATGCTAGGGTATATTCAAAAATCCATTGACGTCCTACGGAGTTTATACTTGCATAAGTTGGATTAGCATAAGGAACATCAGACACATTAGATACTTTTCCTGGTTGGTTGTCTACACTACCAGAAATTCTTTCATCTCTTTTAATGTATTGGAACCATATGTTAGAGCTTCCTGAAATTGGGATTGGGAATATTCTTAATTTGTTATTATGGATTTCAAAACTATAATTAGATCTTCTAATTTGATCATTTAATTCAATTGCTTGAATAGTTTGTAAATCATAATTTAAAGGCATCATTAAAAAATTAATAGCAGGGGAGAATGAACCAAACCCAAAACTATCAAATAATGATTGATACCCAAATCCCGTTCCAGCATATGGATCATAATATCTAACAATTGCAGGAGATTCTTCATAGAATACTTTTTTAATTTCTATACTTCCTGTAATTCCTTTATCTATAGCCCATTGCTCCAAATCATAATCTTGAACACTTCCAGTTATAGGAATTGAACCTGAATACCAATTTATATTTCCTCCTGTACCTGCTTCAGCTCCATATTGTTCTGATAGTCTAATGATAGGTTCAAAGTTAGGAGTTATAATAGCATTGTTTACATTACTACCAGTTGGTAAACCTTCTAGGGTTAATTGATTATCTCTAATTTTATAAGCATATAATTCATTTCCATAAGTAGTAATTGCCTCTTCAAAAGCAGCGTAAAAACTTATATCTTGTAATTCTACATCTACTAAAGGGTATCCTAATCTTCTAGCGCAAAAATTTGATACTTTATCAGCATCAGTTTGGAAATCTTGATCAGTATCATAAAACCCAAAAGGAGTTTCTCCTGGGGAGAATGATGATGAACCAGGCCAAATGGGAATGTTTGCCATAATTATGTTTTATTTATAAATATTAAATTAATTTTTATTATTATAAATATAAGAACCCGATGTAATTATTGATATACCTTTTTTTACTGCTTCTTGGTAGTATTCTAATAAATCTTCAACTATAGGATCCCTATGATTAGTTTTTAATGTTAAAGCTCCAAGGTTTTTAATTCTTCTTCCTGCTTTATATAAAAATTTGAATCCAGATTCATCACGTTTTTTCAGATCAATTTGATGGTCATCACCACAAATAATCATTTTACTTCTTAGACCTATACGTGAAGTAATCATTTCCATTTGTTCATGGGTAACATTTTGTGCTTCATCTACTATAATTAATGAATCTAAAAATGTTCTACCTCTCATAAATGACACGGGTACAATCTCTATTTTACCATCTTCTATAAGTTTTTCAATTTTAACCTTATCATATAATGTAAAAAAGTTTTGGTAAATAGGTTGAACCCAAGGATCCATTTTTTCTCTTAGGTCTCCTGGGAGGAATCCTATTTCTTCTTTTGAGACTGTAGGGCGTGTGATAATTATTTTATCATATACTCTTCTTAATAAACCATCTAATGCAACATTACAAGCTAAAAGGGTTTTACCACTTCCTGCACCTCCGGCTAATAAGGTGATTGTGTTATCAAGTATAACTTGTTTTGCTTGTTTTTGTTCTTCATTAAGTTGTAATTTAAACTTAATTGGGTTTTTTGGAACCCTTTTAGGACGGTAGACTTCATCCGTGTGCGGTTTTGACGCCATAGACTTTTTAAATTATAGATTAGACAAATGGTTAAAGCAAACAATATAAGTACGTTAAAAGACGAGTAAATTTGAATATAATAATATGGTAAGATAAATAATAATATACTCATTAACGTTGTTAGTCATACATATTTTAAGATAAAAAAACCCGGTTAAAAAACCGGGTTAATTTATGTAATTAATTTAAACTACTAATTATAGAGAGTTTAAACCATTTACTTCGATAATACCATAGAATTCAGGACGTACCATTTTCTTAGCATAACGAGTCAATAGACCTTTACGTGGAGTGAAGGTATCTGGGTCGTATACTAGTGGAGTCATGATTAATGGAATGTATGGAGCAAATACAGCACCAGCTTCTAAGAACTGACCTCCTCTAAATCCTAATAAGATTTTGTTTTCAGTCATGTATGGGTTCTTATAAACTTTCTGGCGGCTGTTTAAGCTACCTACTTTCTGAACACCAAATGCATAGTTAGCTTTAGATGTATCACCATCTGAATCAGCAGCAAATCCTGGAATTGATTCCAAGATAGTACCTACAGTTGGAGAACATACCATAAAGTTAGCACCACCTCTTAAAGTTTTCTGGTGGATGATGTTAGATAATTTTTGGATTTTAGTTCCTAAAGTTTGGAACCACTGTCCTTGGCTATTGTAGAACCCTAAATCAGTTACTGTACCGTTAGCATCTTGGGCAATAGATCTGTTATTAACAGCTGACCATACTTCTGTTCCAGCAGCGGCAGAATCAATTAACATATCTAAGATTTCTAAGTCAATTTCTAATGAAATATACTCACTTAAGATTGAAGTTAATTCAGCTTCAGCATCTAGAGCGTGGTAAGCGTTAAGATCTTGAGCAAACTCAGGAGTCCATACAGCTTTTAGTTTTCTAGTTTTAGCAACGATTGCAGATGATTTCATCTGTACGTTAATTTCTGGGATTGAGATTGGGTTGTTTTCACCGTTTAATCCAGTGTTACCGTCTTCAAAATCACCTCTGTACTGATCAGTTGGTTGTTGTTGATAAGTAACTGTTACATTACCAGTTGGGTCTACATCAGAATTTAAACAGAAGAACTCAATAGCTCCACCATTTAACTTTGTAAATGCAGATACTTGAACAGCGCCCGAACCTGAGTCAAGTTGGAATGCTCTAATTCCTTCTAAATCTAAATTAGATAGAGAAGAAGTATTAACTGATAATTTAGTGTAATCACCAACTGAAGCAGAATAATCTGAATCATAATTGAAATCTGACCAAGTAGCAGAACCTGAAGCAGATGGAGTAACTACTGATGAAGTATTGTTAATAGAATATCCAAATCTACCAGCACCATAAAAACCACCTGTGTTTGTGTTACCAAATGGATTATCACCTGCATCACCATATAATGAATTACCTGATGTGAATGGAGTCTTAGTAGTTCCGTATTGGAAATCTAAGAAGAATACTAGCCCTGAGGGTAAGTTCATTGGTTGAACTGATACAAATTCTTGAGCTGCGATCTGTCCAAATACCTTACGTACCAATGGAAGAGCTACACCAGCCCATTGCTCACCTACACCAGCAGTAAAAGTACCTTGTGAAGAAGTACCACCACCAGTTTGAGAGCTTTCAACTACAAGTTGTTTAGCTTGATTTTCAAGGATGATTCCCATGTTGTTTTTCTGAGATCCTTTTAATCCTTCTAATAAACCTGTTCTTTCCCATTTACCAGCTAATCTGGCTGCATCACTCTGTACTGAGTTGTATGGGTTTGCACTTTCTAATAAAGTTTGTAAACTCATGATTATTAGTTTTTTTTAGTTTAAAATTAAATAATTCCAGCTAATTTTTTAAATCTTTCAACCATAGCATCGCTTTCAACGATTGGTTGTTTAGCAGCAGGAGCTGTACCTGTTGCTTTAGATGCGCTACCTTTTACTTCATTAATAGGTTTCTTAACAGTTTCTGTTATTCCTTCGTTTAATGTTTCAAAAACAACTTTTGCCTCTTTAACTGTAGATGCATTATCAAAAGCTTTTAATACTTTTAATTTTTTATCTTCAGATAAACTTTTAGATTTAAAGATTTTGTTAGTGTAAAGTAGTTTAGCATTTAGTAAATTAACTTCTTGAAGTTCTTTCTTAAGTTCCTCTACTTCAGCCATTGCTTCTTCTAAATTAATTGCATAAGCAGAAGTTGATTTTCCAACCTTTTTAGGATCTAGCTCTTTTTTAGTAGCTCCTCTTGTAGGGTTGTTTTTCTCATTCCAACTTACTTCGTCCATTTCTTCTAACTCTTCTTTTTCTTCCATCATGGCATCTTCCATGTCATCTTCCACTTCCATGTCATCTTCTACTTCAATTTCGTCGTCCTCGACTTCATCTTCAGTTTCAAATTCCTCTCCAGCTTCTAATTCACCAGATTCTACCATGTCTTTAATTACATCTTCAATGAAGCCTTTAAGATCATCTTCAGACATCTCATCTAAATTAAGTTCTTCACCTTCTATTTCACCTTCAGTTTCTTCGTTGTCAACTTCCATTTTGTCTTCAACTTCTTCTTCTTCGGTTACTTCTTCAGATTCAGTTACTTCTTCAGATTCAGTTGTTTCTTCAGATTCAGTTATCTCTTCGTCCACATCAAGTTCTGATAGTAATTCGTCTAAGTTGATATCCTCATCAACTTCTTTTTCCATACCTTCCATTGTGTCATCTTCTTCGTATTTAGAATCCATGGCCTCTTTCATGTCGTCTTCTTCATACTTGTTATCGTATTCTTCTTCAACGTCATCTTTATCCATTTCTTCTAACTTAGCAGATAACATAGATTTTAGGTGTGGAGTAAATGCTTCTTCTAAAGCAGCTTTTGCATTGGCTATAGCAGTTTCTTTTACAGCTTTAGCATCAGCAATTGCTTCTTTAAGCAAATCTCTGTTGTTTAACATAATCGCAAAATTTTTTTGTGAAATACGTTTATTAAAAAACGTAATAGGGTAAGTTATACTATAATAAATGTCATATAAGGATGACATATTGTCAATAATACGTATATGAGGAGTTTGTAAAACTTAAAAAATAGTACAAGAGCCTTTAGAGCAAAGTATTTCTCTCACAATACTATTTACTTTAATATAATCATGATTTAATACTTTTTTTCCCTCTTGTAAAGTATGCATAAACGAACCCGGGTTAGAAGGAGTAGAAACAAAATCCCAACATAATAATTCAAAGTCATCTTGTACTTCCATTACGTTACCATTTTGTTCTAAAGTTCCCATTCCACGAGATGAAACCCCACATGTTACTCCAGCAGTAATTAAGGCTTTTAAAATATTACCTGAAGGGGTAGGTAAAATTTCTATTTTACCCATTATATTATCTCCATCCCACCAATATCCTGAGATTAGATGAGATACATTTTTTAAATTAATGACTTGGGATTCGGGATGGTCTAATTCTCCTGTGGATCTTCTTTGTTTAATGAGTTCATCATATTTACCCATCTCACGGTCCCACAAATCTTTAGAATAATATCTACCATTGCCATTTTTGACTTCAGCAGTAGCTAAAATACCCTCAACTATTAAGTTTCCATTTTCTTTATTAACATTTTCAGTTAAAGAAACAGGATTAGGTTTAAAAGTATGAGTTTCTATTAATAATGTTTTACTCATTTTCTAATTGAACTTCTTCAGTTTCTACATTACCAACAACTTCATCAACAATTTCTTCTTTTTGGTATCTTTTACCACACATTTTTTCATACATTTTCTCCATCTTAGCTTTTCTTTTTTCTAAGATTTTTACTTCTTTTTGCATGGTTTTAACTTTTGTTTTATCTATTAATTCAGATAAATTTTCGTCTTCAGAAACCATTTTAATGCGAGTCATTTTGCCCTCAATAACTTCATCTATTTTATTTAATTTAGCTTCTAAAGCCACAACCTGGGCTTGTTTATCAATTTCAGCTAGATCATTATCTAATGATTCTTTTTTAGGTTTTTTTGCTTTTTTAGGTTTATCTTCTTTTTTTTCTTCTTTTTCATCATCCATCATTTCCTTTACTACAGCGTTTTGTTGTGCAGCAATTGAATTAGGATTACCACTAGTTACAATTCCTCCCATTAAAGATTCTTTAACAATTTCTTTAATTTTATCAGAATACCCACTATAAGCATGTTTACCAGATACTTCTTCTGTTTTTTGTTCAGTATATCCTAAACCTTCTACACCAAAAGCAGCATTTTTTATATAATACTGGCAGTCTTTAGATAAATTTTTGGCTACAATTTCTTTAATTTCTTCAATTGATTTATCCGGGTTTTGTTTTGCTTCAAAATAAACACCGTTCATTACTTCTTGACCTCTTTGGTTATCTAAATTACTTTTATCAGTATAATCAAAATTATGCTCTTGAGTTTCTTCAACTTCTTTAGTTACTTTTTTTTCTTCAACTTTAGCTTCTTCAGCTAGAAATTTAGCAAATTTAATTTCAAAACCCTCTTTAGGAGAAGATTCCAAATTATTAATAGAAGGCATATCTACATACCCTAAATTTTCATTAATTAATTCTTTTTTTATTGAATTAAATATTTTTTCTGAATTTTTCATTCTTCTTCTGGTTTTAGTAATGTTTCAATATCATCCATAAGTTGCCCAACCATATCTGTTCCTAAAACAACTGACATTTTTGTAGGGTTATCTCTATAATATTTTATGGTTTCAATTTTTCCTTGTCTTAATAATTTTTTTATTTCTTCTAAACGAAACTCTAAAGTATCAAACGCCATAATTCTTTTATCATGGAATTCTTTTACTTTATTTTCTTCTTGTTCAGTTAATTTATACTTATACATATTAAAAATTTTTTACTTCCAAACCACTACCTTTTTGAACATAATTTCCATTTTTGTCTTTAGGTACTAGTTTATATTTAAATTTTTTAACATAATAGTTATCTTTAACTCCTTCTTCAGATGCTTTAGGGCCAGGTCCTAATGTAGCACCAACATTTTCAGGGACAATTTCTTTTTGTTTTTTAGGTAATTTAAAAGCATATTTGGTTAAATAAGAACCAGCACCTGCAGAAGTAGATATTTCATCTATTTCTTCTTCAGTTACTTTTATTTCCTTAAGCTTATACCTGTACGACATTTGCTACTTTGATTTCTTTTATTAATTCACAGTACTGCAATAAGTCAACTAAATTATCATTATTAACTTTAGCTGTTTTATCTAATTCAACTAAATATTTAACTACTTCTTGAATTTTAATTTGGGTAGCTTTATCCTGGATTTTTTCTACTTCTTTATTTAGTGTAGTTTTTAGTTCCTGGATTTTTTTATTGTAAAAACCTCTTAACTCGGGGGTTGAATCTACTGAATTAATAAATTCTTTTAAGATTTGTTTTTGTTCCTGGGATAGGTTTTGGTATTTTGAATTAAATTTTTCTAGAATTATTTTATATGTAAGAGTTCTTACATCCTTATCATAAGTAGAAAATTCTTCTAAAATATCTTCTTTAATATTTTGAGATGAAACTATTTGTTTAGTTAAATGTTCTAATAAAGTAATTTTACTATTAACTAATTGTGTAGTATTAGTAATTTCTTTTGAACTATACCCCTCAATTAAAGTATATAAAGCTGCTAATTCTTTATAATTTTTAACTTTAGAACCAAAAAAAACATTTAAATCATAATGTTTTTTAATTTCATTAATTAAATTATACTTTTGTTTTTTTAATGAGCTTTTATTATACTTTTGGGAAGATTCTAAAATTGTACTAATTACTATATTAGCTTTACTTTCATTAATAGTTTGAGACTTAAGTACTGATTCATATAATTTATATTCACGTCCTAGTTCAGTTTTAACAAAGTATTCTTTAAGGATATCTATTGCGGGAGAATCAGATCCTTTTAAAGTATCAGCAGTAATTTGACGTACTAACAATTCAAAAAGAATTCCCGTATTTTTGTACTTTGAATGTTTAATCTTCATCAAAAATATATTTATTTATAAATATGTAAAAAGTGTTATTCCTTCAATTGGGATTCATCTAACAACGTAGTATTATCTTTATCGTTTTCAAATACTAATTGTTTTTTATTTAGTTTTTTAAACATATTTTTATTTTTCATATAAGTAGTTTTAGCAGATTCTAAAGTCATTCCACTTTTATTTGTATCCGTTCTACTATCTAAAGAATCATTCTTATCAGTATCTTTCATTCTGCTAGTACCTAATGGATCTTTTCCAAAATTACTGTCCTGAGTTCCTGTTTTTGAAATAGAATCTTTAGGCCTTCCTAATTCTTGGTCTTTATTATATCCTGGAGGTACATTTCCTGGGTCGGAATATATTCTTCCTTTACCATATAAAGAGGCTAAGTCGTGGGGGGTTCCATATGATTTACCGGTTTCAACAGGATCATTTCCTTCTGCTTCAATTTGGGCTAATCTAAATTTACGTTTTGCATCTTCCCTCATTAAATCTCTATATTCATCATATTGATCTTCACTGAAGTTAAATATATGATCATATACCCAATCAGAGGGTAATAAATTTTGGTCTCGTAAAGATTGGGCTAATTCAGCTTTTGATTTCATTAATTCAATTCTTTCTTGTTCGAATATAATTGAAGGAGAATTAAGTGAAATTTCAAAATTAGTTAAAGATTCATTTGTGTATCCTTGGGTATATAGATGAACTAATGCAATTTTATTCAACTCCGATACCATTATTCTTTGTAATCTTTCAATAGTACGAGCAAATCTAATATCTTCAGCTGCTAATGTAGCTTTACCTTCTATATCTTTTTCATATCCTAAAAAAGCTTTTGGGATTTTAAGTGCGGCAAACAATTTTTCTCTTAAATATTCTACATCTTGAATGCCATCATATTGTAATCCGGGAGTAGTTTCTATTTTTGTTGTTGTATCATTTCCACGAACAGGGATGAAAAAGTCTTCCATCATATTCTGCATATTATATTTCAAATTATACTCACCAGTATTTTTATCTACATAAGGGGTACGTTTCATATTTGAAATAGTTTTTTGCATAAATGCATCTACTTCATTTGGAGGAATAGATCCAACATTCATATAAAAAATACGTTTTTCGGGGGCACGAGCAATTCGATGGATTAGCATTGCATCTTCCATTAACGTATATTGTTTAAATAATTTTCTAGCAGGCTCTATATATGAACGACCATAGGGTAAATAATTAACATCTGCAATTAATCTGAAATGAGCCATTTCATAGTTATCAAAATAAATTCCAGGGGTATTATCATTAGGTTTTTGACCAGGTACTCTATACATACCTGAGTTAGAATTTACAAGACCATCAGGGGAAAATCTAAATCTTACATCTGATGGGTTTTCAGGGTTAAATCCTTCTTCTCTACTTATATGGTAAGCTGTGTAAGGGATTACATTATAAACCCCAAATTTTTCAGCAATTTCTAATTTTAAAAAGAAATCTCCATACTTACACATTTGTCTAACCCAAGACCATAAATTAAATTCAATGTTTAAAACATCATAAAATAAATTGTATAGAATTTTTTGAATGTCCTCATTTGAAGATTTAATAGATAATACTTCTCCCATGTCATTTTTAAGAGTAGATTCATCAGAAATTATATCAAGGGCAGAAGCAATAATTGCATCTTGATCCATTACATCATACTCAGAATAAAGTTGGGGCCTTAAATATTGATAATTAAAATTAAATTGATCTCCATAGAGTGAAGTAGAACTATTAGTAAAAACTCTATTATATCTATCTATTAGGGAATTAGTCTCTATTCCACCTGTGGATTGAATAGTACTACTATCCATTACTTTGACTTGGTTACCTCCTACATTTCTTATGATAACATCAGTAGAAAATAATCTTTGTAATCTAGTAAAAATACTTTTATTTGCCATTTAAGTATATAATTATTGTTATAAATATTACTACAAAAGCCAACTAATATCCTCTTTACCATGTTCTGTGTCTACATGATAAGGGTTATCAGTTCCTTTTGAAAAATAAGCTCCTTGATATTGGTTTCTTTGGACCGTTATATTATTTAAAGCCTGTCTAGTTAAATCAATACCTCTTTGTCTATATTTTAAAGCTGTATCTCTAATGTACATAGCAATACCAAATGCCATTACTAAATCATCATTATATCCCGTTTGTGCTTCTGGTCTACCATTTTTCCAAATAAAGGTTTTCATTTCTTCTATTAATCTTTTAGATTGAAATGTTACACCCTTATCTGAAATGTATTCTTGAAATTTACCTACTACCATAGGTCTAGTTCTAGAAGACATCGTAAATCCAGCTGTCATTCTAGATGTGTCCATATATTTGTCAAAGTAGGAATCTACGGTAGATTCTGATTTGGGGGAATAGTACAAATTTGGGTAATTTCTATCAATAGCAGCTTGAATAGTTGCCCATCCAATATTTGCGTTTTCAATTACAAGTAGTGCTTCGTTATATTCTGAGGCTATTCCTACAAGTAAATGTCCATATTCTTTTGTTCCGATTTGTCCTTTATATTCGGCTACTTGAACATTATTTTCTACATCTATAACATGAAAAGCAGAATAGTCTTTTCCATCACCTCTTGCTACATCAGCTACAACTACATAACTTCTTGTATAATCGGGGGATTCCCAAACCCATAAATTTTGATCTGCTCCCCTTTTTTCTAATGGGTCCTTAACATAAGATTTTTCATAATATTCAATATATTCAGGATAAAATACTATATCACCAGAAGTACTAAAATCACAATCACATTCTTGGGCTGCCATCCTAGGATCACCTAATAATTCATCCTGTCTATCCCTCCATAATTGATCTCGTTCTGGGTGTACATACCAAGGTAATTTAATAGGTAAAAATTCATTTTCTGAAGATTCTGCTCTTACCCATGTTTGGTGAAACCAATTTCCAGTACCATAAGGTGTACTTAAAGCAATACACCCACCTCCAGTTGCTAATGTTTGTTGAGCTGAGGCCCAAATTTCTCCAATGTTATCAATAAAGGCTGCCTCATCAATTAATAGTAAAGATACTGCTTCGGATCTACCTGCATCTGAACTTGCTGAAGTGGCTTTTATTTGGGATCCGTTTTTTAACCTTAACGTTAACTTATTATTTTCGTCTGCATCTACTTTAAGCCATGATGGTAAATTTTCATACATGAATTTTACCTTTGTAACCATATTCTTAGCTGTTTCTTGTTTTGTAGCAATACAAAGAATATTTTTATCCTTAGCAAATAACATCATCCAAAGAGAATAACCAGCAGTTAAAGTAGAAATACCCAATTGTCTAGATTTTAAGATAATCGAATAAGGATTATCTCTCATTAACGTTAGTACTTTTTCTTGGAAAGGGAATAAATTAAATTGGATTCTACCCCTCTGTGGGTGTTGGATATAACAATACTTACGCATAAAATGAACAGGATCCTTTGCACACTTAAGGTATTCTTGGCGTATTACTTTTTTTAAATCTGGCATATTAGTTAGCTAATACTACAACTCCTACTAGTGCAACTAAGCTAACTCCTCCAAAAAATTTAGCTTTAAATTTTTGTTTTTTTAAATCTTTTTCTAATTTAGCAGTTAATTCTTTAGATAAGGCTACTTGGGTAGCTTGCTCATTAACTATCCTGCAAAAATTATCTATTTGAGCATTTAAATTTTTATTTAATTCATCTTGCACAGATAATTTACCATTAGTTTCATCTAGAATAGATTCTAAGGTGATAAATTCTTGGTTTAATCCATCGTATCTAATTAAATCCTTAACTACTAATTTAGCAATAGGTTTACTAATTTGAATGTTTGAAGGTTCAATTATCGATTTGGGATTGATAACGTTCTGTGAAAAACCTTTCAAGTTCATCATCACCAAAAGAATCAACAATATCCACTTGTTGTTGAGTTTTATTTTTAATAACATTTATAAGAATATTAAGTTCATCAATTTTAATATTGTAATCATCTATTTTTTCTCTTAATAGAACACTTTCTTCATCTAATTTTTCATTTACAGTATGTAAAGAATCTATTTTGATATTTAAAGCTTCTATTTTATCATTATATTCTTTTATATAATTTTCTTTATTTTGAAAAAAAGATACAGCTATGGCACCACCTCCTAGTATTAATATAATAAAAGAATTTCTTTGTAACCATTTAAACATAATACTATACTCTTTTTAATTTTTCGTATGCGTCTTTAGTCTTTAGATATTCTTCACCTTGGGAAAGCTTTTTCATTTTATCAAAAACTTTCTTTTTCTCCTCCTCATTTTTAGCTGTTTTATATGATTTAAGATAACTCTGCAGTTCTTTTTCATTTTCATTATACTGCCTTATAATTTTATCTTGTTTAGAAGCTTTCTTTTCTATTGCCTTATCACCAGCAGGAGCTTCTTCTTCCTCCGCTAATCCCGCTTCTTTTTTAGCATCAGCTAAATCATCTATTGCCTGGGTTAATTCTTTAGTATCTTCAATATCTTGTTGGGTTTGTTCATCCTCACCTAGTATTGATAAGATTTCTTCTTTAATAAAAGCTGTTAATTCAGATTTTTTCATTATAATAGAGTTTTTATTATAAATATGTTAGGAATTAATAACATTTAATATTTGTTCTATACGTTCCTCTGTACTACCTTTGATTGTTTTAATATTTTGTATTCTATGGTCATATTTTTCAATTAAATTTGTAATAGAAAAATCAATTATATCCCTATAATGCTCATTAGTTTCTCTAATACCATTATCTTCAATTGGAATCCCATCAGGAGATATGTAAAAAATATAATCATATTCTCCTAAAAATTCTATAGCGTATTTTTCAAATGAATCCTTTTCTAAATAATTAATTGATTTAGCTGAATTTGTAAAGGCTATAACATCTATAATAGTTCTATCTGTAATAATATTATCATGCATTAATTCAGCACATCTTTCAGCTAAAAATACTGTTTGTCCTTTTAATGTGGAATCTGTATTTAAAGGAATGCCTAAGTTGCTTAAATATTTACTACGTTCTGTAGCAAAATGATACATGTGAAATTCCGAAGTATGTTTTAACGCTTTTACTAGTGTAGTTTTACCTACACTCATTGTGCCACATAAACCTATTTTCATAATTAATTTCTATGATTGTCTAATTTGGATTTCATTGATTGGTTTTTATAATAAGGTAAACCTTCTCTTTGTTTTCTCATTTCTTTCCACTCTTCAATAGTTTTTTGATATCCATAAAGATAATATTCTGCTTTTCTTTCATTACCCTCAGGTATTAATGCAGGACCATCCCAATTATGTAGTTTATTATCCCATACATAAGCAATGGTACCATCTTTTTTCTTTAATTTTTTTGATTGGGGAAATTTTTGACCAGATTCAATATTCATAATATAATAATTTAGGTGTAAATATACGAAATTTTTTTTAGTTTTCCAAAATTTTCTCTGCTACTAAAGTACCTTGAGCTCCACTTACTGTAATTCCTCTGGCTGAAAGAGCATCACCAACAAAATGAATTTCAGGGTATTTAGTTAATGATAAATCATCATAATTAACAAGTGGTTCAGGTGATAGGTATTTTACTTCAGGTACATAAATACCCCAATCATTTTTAAGTGTTGGGAATACTTTTTTCATATCTTCAATAAAATCAAATACATAAGTAAAATATGGCTGCATTGCTTTAGCTATTTCATGTAATGTATCTACTTTAATAGCTGATACTTCTATGCCTTCAGATGTTTGTGATGGTTCTCTACTTGGGCTATAGTATAAACCAGTACCATTTTTCTGTAGTTTATTTACCACTTTTCTAGACCAATCAAATGGTTTTTCAATACCTCTAACTTCCATTAGGATACCAAAATTGGTCATATCATTTCTATATTTTTCATCTTTTTTAGCATGACCATTATAACTGTGATCTCCATATGTTTCCTCTACAGCAACATAAGCAGCATTATTATTAGTACAGAATGATCTTAATGATACACCTTTATCTTCATATTTTCTATATAATTTAAAATCATAAGAAACATCAATTAGCTTTTGAAAATGTTTTTGAGGTGCTTCAAAACGTACACCTATTTGTACTGGTTTAGGTTCAGTAGGTAAATCATATTTTTCAGCTAATTGTTTACCAAAATCAATACCTGATTTACCTACACCAAAAATAAGGGTATCATATTTGCTTCCAAATTCCCCACATATAACCATTTGATTATCAAAATCAATATCAGTTACTTTAGTTTCCCATATAAATTCTACACCTTTTTCAACTAAAAAGTCATACCAATTTTTACCTATTTCGTGTAAATAATCAGTACCAACGTGCCATACAGGGAATAAACGTAACCCAAAGTATGGTTTAATAAAGTCAGGTTCAGCTACAGGATTTGAACATTGTACTTCTTCTGGTTTGGGGTGGAATCGTTTAAAGTTTTCAATTACTTGATCCATTAATTCCATTGCTTTTTCATCACCTGTATACTTGGAAAGATGACCACCAATGGCCGTATGATAAGTTAATTTACCATCTGACCATCCTCCAGCACCTAAAAATCCTGTCATTACTTCAGAATAGGGCCTTTTATATGGGTTTTTACCCATATCAATAATGGTAATATCACCATCAAAATTATTATCAACTAATTTAGTAGCGGCATTTACACCTGCTACTCCTGCTCCTACAATTACTACTTTTTTAGACATTCAAATTTATTTTTACACATTAATATACGAAAAAAAAGCTGTGGCTCCAAATAAATTGGGCCACAGCTCCTATATTTTTTTATAAGCGGATAGGCTATGAATCTATCCTAATTTTTAAATCTGTTGAACCTTTTAATACTCTATGTATTCTAGATTCTGTTATAAATATACAATCTCCTTTTTTAAGATCAAAAGGTAATTCGTTATCAAATTGTAATTGCCATCCTTCTCCTTCTAATATTTCAATATTTCTATCTTCTTTATCTTGATGCCAAACCAATTCCATTGGATCCACATTTTTAGAAAAAACTCTTATATTAGAACTATCTTGGTAAGGTTTCATTTTTTCTTTTTGAAAGTGGCTTTTTTAGTATTTCTTACAAATTGTTTCCCCTTTTTACTCCCTCTTACTTTTTTAGCTACAGTAGCCTTTCTTTGTGCTTTTGAAAGTGCCTTAGCTTTTCTGCGAGGTAAACATCTGGTTGTGGGTTTACCTTTTTTCATCGTACCACATTTACCAGTTATGTTACCTGAAGTATTTATTCTAACCCAATCTTCTTTTTCAAACCAGTCTTTTAAAGATTCCCTAAGGACTTTTTCATAAGCGGAACCAAAACGACCTGATTTACCCGTATGTTTTTCTTGGGCTTTAGGGTCAATGTTTTCTTTGTAGGATTTTTTTCTTTTTCCCCCTGCCCCCTTAATAGAACCCTTACATACTTTTACTGCCCTACCTGACAAATAAGCTGAAGATTTTTCACCTGCTCTTTTTCTGGCAGCGATATAATCTCTACCCCTTTTACAAAGTTTTGATTTTTTCTTTTTTTCGTTTAAAACGTTACGTATAGCTTCTCTAACTCTTTCCATTACCAAAAAGTATTCATGTTAGCGCCTAAACCTAATGCCGAGGCATATCTAGGTAAATTACAAGACCAGTATCCTGCTTTGGTTCTATCTTTTTTATTTTTACAGTTATGTCTAGCTGCAAAAGCATTTCTAGCTTCTTTATTTTTAATTTTAGCTCTTAATCCACCTGAACCAAATGATACTTTTTTAATTCTTTTGGTTTTAGGGTCTCTTACATAAACATAATATGCTTTAGAGCCACCTCTTTTAGGTTTATTTAATGGTACATCTTTACCTCTAAATTCAGCTTCTTCAATCTCATCTTCATTTAGCATAGGTAAATCTAATGGTACAGATACACCTTCATACAGACCAAATTCACCTAAATGTGTCTTAATTAAATGTTCATCTTCTTCACATAGATCAATTATATTTCTAGAATACATTTTTCTAGCTTCTTTAATTAAAGATAAATGTTTATCTGAACCAATACGGTATACTGTTTCAAATAAAGGAATTTTTTTGTCTATATGATATTGTAAACCTTCAGATAATAAAGATTTTATTTTACCTTCAGTAAGTAAAGGTCCTCTAATTTTAGTTTCACAAGTATTACATCCACAGCTACACATCTTCTTGTATTTTAGTTGACCCAAATCCAATTCTAGGTCTTAAATTATTATAGGCTAGTTTTTCGAACTTAACTCCAGCTTGTTTTAATTGTTTAGCCATTTCCTCAGGAGAACCTTTTACATAGATATATTCACCAGTATTTGGCCCTTTTGTCCCAAAATCATGGGCTAAAAAATGGTTAAAACCTTCTTTTTCGGCATAACGAATAAAATTCATTAAAGCAATATTAGTTTGAATTGAAGAGGGGTCCGAGAAGTTTATATCATTAAACAAAGCAGCTACTCCTGCTCCTAATTTTACATCATCTGTTAAACTATCTTTTACTGTAGATTTAAATTCCTCTTTATCTTTTGTTTGGGAATAAGCTTTAGATAAAGCTAATGCAAATTGATTAGTTTGTTTAATTTGTTCATCTCCAACCATGTATCCTTTTGGTAATCTTTTAATACCATAAGGTTCAAGTCTCCCTACATTAAATGGAAATCCTGCTGGTTTTTCTCCCAATGTTGCTCCTTCACCTTTAATTTCAAATTCTTCCCCATCAATAGATAAATCACCTTTACCTGATGTTGAAGCTCCTACGTTTTTAAATAAAAGGGACATCCCTACTTCTCCCATACCAACACCACGTTTACCTTCATCTTGGGAGGTATGATAAATAATTTTATCTACTACTTCATTTGGTACCCCAGTTTTTGCTAAAGCTTTAAATAAATTCCCATTTAAATTTGTAGGGAAATTAATTTTTTTATCAGGATTATTTAGATAATTAATAAAATCGTCTACTTTATTTTTAGGAATATCTTCAATAAGATCTTGGATTTCTTTTGAGAACTTTTTTAAAATAAGGGGGTTATAATTTTTTCTATCTAAAGTAGATTTAATAGGCCGATATGTAGTAAAATTTTTAGTTCTATTATATAATTTACTAACTTGGTTATCATCCAAATCCAAATCTTGGATTAGTTTTATTAAATCATTTTTAGTTATTTTTCCTTTTTCCTCTTCTTCTTTAATTAAATTATTTACTATTGAAAATAACTTCTCTTTTTCTTCAGGATTATTCATATCAGGATAACCCTTTGGAAATTTCCAGCTATACTCTTTTAATATTTTATCAAAAATATCCATTACTTATTTCCTTTACGTTCTTGCCATTCATAAGATACTTTATTAGTATCTATAGGACCACCTGATGCCCAAGTATAACAAGTTCTTTCACTATGACATTTAAAGCTATGCATCCAACAATAACCCAAATACCCGTCTTTTTGAACCGAGCCAGGCATACATTCTAACATTCTTTCAGAGATATCAAAAGCAACACAATTTTTACATTTAGATTCTTTAGCCACGTCAACAGTTGTATTCCAATGATCCGCTGCCCTTTCCCAATACCCCTCATCATTTAAATTAAGGGGTCCGTATTGAATATAATCTGCCTCTATTGCAGAATTTCTATTTTTAGTATTTAATTCTAAATTTTGAGTAGGAAGGGGACAATCTATCATATTCTCAAATAGTTTCCCTTCTTGTATAAATTTTACTAAATCAAAATCCATTATAATTCTTCTGTTTCAGTTTCAGGTGATTCAGTTTCACCTCCTATATCAATATCTTCAGCCCCTTCAACATCAGCTCCAGTAGTTATTTTACCCCCATAAGATAAAATTCTAGCTATTGATTCTGCTGCTCTTTCTTCTTCATCTAAATTTAATAAGTAATATTTTTTACCTTGAACTTTAGCTACCCAACTTCTATCATGATATTCCAATAAAAAGTTTTCACCATTTAAAAGATTTATTCTAAAAGTGGAAGGACGAGGAGCAACCCAATCAATTGATTCTAAGAATTTATCAAAATCAACTGTAAGTAAATCAACAATAACTGACTTTAATTCAGGAAATTTTGTTAATTCATCATAAGCAATGGCAGCATCATCACTTTTTACTTTTTCTTTATAAACTTGTTTTGCAAGTCTTTTTATTTTTTCTTTTAATTCTGCTGCTGTCATTATTTTTTATCTTGTTTAGCTAAATAAGCGGCAACTGCCATTTTACGTTTTTTATCTGCTGATTTTCCTTTGAATTGTTTTGCTTTAGATTTTTTAAAGTCATCAACAAAATCACCTACATCAGATTTTTTAGTAAGTTTTTCCTCTAAAGCTTTTATTTCATTATCTTTATTATAGATATTTGTTGCTTTAGTTTTACCATTACCTTTATCATATGATACATTATAGTAAACTCTATCCATTATATCTTTATCAACTTTAGTAATTTCAGCAGGATGTCCTAGATATGTTACTTTATCTCCTACTTTAAATTCTTCAGTTATCTTTTTTTTACCTAATGCTTCTCTAACATGTTTTTTAATAAGTCCTTCATATTGATCACCTATTCCAGGTTTAATTCCTATTGATCTAACATAGTCCCCTTCATCTTTTCCTTGTCTTTCTACACCAGCCATTATATAATCAATTAAATCTTTTAAATCTTTAGTTGAAATAGGTATAGGATCAGAATTACCAGTTGTTATATATTTATCTACCCCTGCAAATCTTGTCCCACTTTTTACAAGAAATAATTTATATTTTTCCATTAATTTTGGGTCTATTTTTCCTTGACCTGCTACTTCTCTGATTTTGAATTGATCTTTATCTTTATCATAATCAAATATTACATAGTCATATTTAGAATCTTTTGTTCTTTTTACTAGAGTAGTATCTTCAGAATAACTATTTGGGTTAAAAGGATATTCTTTATAGTAGTTTGTATCTATATAATCGAATAATTGACCACCATCCATTTCTTCTTGTAATGATAATGATTCATCTTTTCGTCCTAATTTCTTTTTCCTTGGGTAAGGTTGGTCAGTTCCCATAGATTTTGAAAGTTGACCAAGCCAATCAAAATAATTCCTACTACCAGGTTTTAATTTGCTTAATATATCCCACCAACGGGCCGAATTAGGTTTTATTGCTTCTCCAAGGGTGCTTATAGAGAAAACCTTTTTTAATGAATCATGAAATTTTACTAATTCATCAGGATTAGTATTTTGTATTATCTGGCGCAGAGAAAATACTTTTTTGGTTTTTAGATCCACTACTGACCAATTTCCTGAATTTGGGTTATTCATAATAACTACAACATCTCTACCATTCAGTTTCCCTTTCATCCTCTGCGGAAGATGAGTTTTCTCCTCTAAAGAAGATTCATTCATATCATAATCACGAAGTTGTTTGTTTATTTTCTCTAAACGATCTTCTAGTTTATTTAATTCATCACCGTATCTATTTGCAATTGGCCCACCTTCTGGTTCAGCTTCTTGCTCCATATCTTTGTATAATTGAGCAATTTCAGCTTCGATTTCAGCTTTTATATCTCTTAAAGTTAAAGCTTCATCATAATCAATTGTTTCATCTAACATATTATCAATTTGAGATACTTTTTCTTCACCATCTAAATAATGCTTAGCTGAGGATAGTAGGTTTTTGGCTTCAATAATTTTAGATTGCCACCAATGTGGAAAATCTACTTCTCCACCTTGATCATATTTATCCATCATTTTAAATAATTCAGATGAATATTTAGTTATTCTATATAAGTCTTTTTTAAGAGCATGTGGTTCATTATCTTGATGTCCTACATCTAAATCTTCTCCAATTTCTTCCTGTAGGTATCTACTAACAATTTTTTTAGCTTTTTCAATATCCCCTTTATTCAATGCTTTTCTAGCTCTCTGGATTTGGAAAGTTTTAGATTCATCTCCCTCATGTTTGTTAAGTGCATTTTGGATGTCAGCCGCTATCTTATCTACTTCATTTGTATCATCATCATATTCAAAATCTTCTTCCTCAAATTCAATATCATTAGGATCTATTACTTCAGTTTTAAGATCTTGTTTAATAGTTACAGGATGCATTTTTCCACTACCTTTAGGAAATTCAAATTCTTTTTTACCAGCATCTCTTGCTGCATCAGCGGCTAAAACAAAAGGAGATGCTTCCTTAACAGTAAGAGCATCTTTAATCATTGATCTAAGGTTGTCTAAGTTCATATTTTCAACTTTTTTCTTTGCCTGGTTGGTGGCTGTTCCATACATAACTTTTTCTGCATTCCTTCCATATTTTCTAATGAAAGAACGTGTATTTTTTAGCATGCCTTTTATGCTAATTTTTCTTTGCTCTAATTCGTTTTCTGTAAGTTTACGCTCATTAAGCATCTTACTCACTCTTTCTTCCTTTTACTTGATTCAATATTAAAGAAATAGTTCTTCCATATTGATCAGCCAATGATTGATTACCACCATTTAAGGCATCCTGTTGGTAAGACTTTAGAGTATTAATTTGTTTCTGGTCTTCATCACTTAAAGCAATGGTTCCCTCATCTGTATCAAATTCCATTTCTGGGTCTTCTATATCATCTTCTGTGTCTTCTATTTCTACATCTTCTATTTCATCTTCATTTTCAACATCCTCATTTTCTTCATCTTGTTCAGATAATAAAGAAATAATATCTTCTTTAATTTTAGCTTTTAATTCAAGTACTGTCATTTTCATGATAATATATTTTTATTTATAAATATTAAAATTTTCTAGTAATGTTATTTTCTTATAATTCGGACAATTTCTCCCCTACCTTCTTTATCATCATGAAATCCTTTGTATTGCCCAAATCCTTTATTATGTATTTTTCCCCCAAAATCGGCTAAATCTTGTTGGTTATTAGTTGGACTACTAACTCTAATTTCATCCCTATTAATTCTAAAGTTTAAATGTGGATTTTTATCCTCTAAATCCTTTTTAATAGATTCAAGTTCTTCTTTACCCTCATTAAGATAGCGTTTTTTATTCCACTCGTACACATCAAAATTGTCCATTTACTTCTTTTTTTGGGTTTCGTATAAATATGTACTTAGTAATGTTCCAATAGTAATGGATTTATCACGTAAGTATTCAATTTGTTCATCATTTAAAGTTTTTGCCCTACCACAATATTCAATTCCTAAAGTACCTATAAATTCTTCCTGTAGGGAAAATAGAGCAAATAAATAAGAAGATTTTGCCTGAGTTCCTTCAGCAAAATTTAATAAACCATGATTATCTTTTTTGAAATAATTTGGAATCAAAATTTCTTTATTTTCATACATGTGCATAAAAGGTCTAGTAAATAAAGAAACGGGAATATTAGTGTAAATTTCTCTTATTGAAGATGCTCCAGGTTTTAATTTTTCATAAAAAATAGAAAATTTTTGGATTGATTTGCCCGTTGGGTAAAAATTACCCCCATTATGAAACTGGGATATCCATATACGACAGCAATCTATTTCATTTTTAATTTCATCTAGTTGATTCTCTACTAGATCATGATATTTAATAGAAGCTACTACAGGGTCTTCTTTTTTCTTTCTTCTAGATTCTAGGTAAAATTTATATTTAGTAACTAAAATTGGGCCTATAAGACCCGTAATTATAGCTATTAGGATTGCCATTTCCATTTGGATATTGTTTTATTAAGTTTTTAAATTTTCTAGATATTCTTTAACTTGTTTAACATACTCATCTACTAATTCTGTATTTATTTTACCATGCCAATTTTCAACAGTACCATCTTCGGTAATAAAAGAATTATTAGATTCAGATAGTTTTTCTTTTACCCAAACTTCAAATTCCTTAACACGATTATCTATTTCATTATTTTTTATATTACGTGAATACTCTTCAAATTCACCTTTCTTTTTCAACTCAGCTTCATAGTCTATAACACAATCAAAACACACTTTATGTATGTTATAAAACTGTTTATCAATTTTTTTATTCATTACCCTATTACATTTAGGGCAAAATAAAGGTAAAACATGTAATTTTTTAGCTTTATCTAATTTAGTAATATTTTGTTTAATACCATCTTTTATAGTCCAAGTTCTACCATCAGATTCCCAAATGTCTCCTTCTTTATGGAATTCTTTCTTTTTAGAAAAACCAACACTAGAACGTGTTTTTTCACCATACTTCCCTTGGACAAGGTTTCTTACTCGTTCTACATCTTGTTTTTGAAACTCTTTTTTTAAAACATTGTCTTTCATTACAAACCTAATTTTTTTAAATCAGAAATAACTTGATCTGATGATTTATATAAAATCCCAGTTCCTCCTGCATTATTCCAATTATTAATTATAAATGGTGTATCGTCTATAAGTATATCTTTTTTTGTTAAAGGTGTTTTAATTGTATGCTTATTCGATGAAAATCTAAAATTAATTTTAGGTTTAGAAGGAAATATATCTCCTATATATTTTTTAACCCATCCACTTTTACCTATCATTGCATTCTTATTAAATTTAAAAGAATCTTTTGATTCACGAGAAGGAGAAGTTAATATTTCATAATCATATTTAGAAACATAATCAACTAATTTTTTAGCACCTTCCATAGGGGGTATACCCACCCAAAATCTAATTTTATTTTTACCTGTGTTTATAAAGTTCCAAAAAGCATCTCTACCCTCTTTTTCTATATACTCATCTTTATCTCTTCCTGATATATTTTTAAATCTGGTTTTGAAATCAGCTATAACACCATCCATATCAAGATATATCATGTATTCGTTTTCTTCATCTTCTCTTAATCTAGCTAATTCTTGAGCATATGCTTTTAAACCAAATGGATCTCCTTTTTTATTTTCATTTAATTTATTACCAGTAAGAGAATCTGTCCAACTTCTAAACAATATATTACCAGTTTCATATGCTTCTCTTTCTAATTGTTCTAAATAATCATCCTCATTTACATCGGTTGTACTAATATTTTGTAACCTATTTTCCATATTTTGGTGGACATGGATTAATTCATGAGCATATGAACGTAAAATATCTTTAGGATGTCTGCCATAGGTAAAAAGAACTATTTCATTTTCAGAAGGAGAATAATAAGCAGTTTTACCAAATAAATCCTCCCCATTTTTATAATCATCATGAACCATATTAATTTGGGGTAGAGGTTCTAATTTTAACCCATTATCTATCATATGTTTCGTAAGAGAAGTAATATGAGGGGTAAAATTAAACTTACTTGGATCTATAGCTTCATTTACATTAGTAGTTGTTTTTAATGTTTTAGCTAATTGTAATGCTTTATAATATTTTTGATTTTTATCTCCTAATTGAGCACCTTTTTTATCTGGATCCTTATCCATTTTTCTTAAACGGGCTAATTCTTTATTAATTAAAGATAAAGGAATTTTTTTATCTTTTGGAATATTTAATCTTTTTCTAACTGTACCTTGTTTTAATTTGCCAGTAGCTTTTCCCTTAGCCGAATATTTTTCTATAGTGTCTCCTTCTTCTAAATTTTGATTTACTGGGGTTTGTCTAATATTTGTTGAGTTATTAAACTCAGGAGGATAGGGATTATTTATTCCACTTATTACTATATCTTCTTCTACTACGTCTATATTAAAAGTAGAAGGGGAAACATTAGTAAAATAATTTTGGTAAAATAAAACACGATTAAAATCGCTTTTTACAAACTCATTTAATTTTTGCTTTTTTAAGCGTTGTGTTTTCTTTTTAGATGCTTCCTTACGCTTAGTAATATAATCTAAACCAGCCTTTAAACGTTTTTTTACAGCAGGGTCTTTAGCTCTATTATAGGCAGCTCTAGTTCTTTGATGAATTAAATTAATAATTTGAGATTGTCTAGCATGTGACTTTGATTTAAAAGATGCTTTATTTAAAGTATCCACTATATCCTGTCTTGAACTAAACTTAACTCCTACTGTGTCTTTAGGATCTTCATCTGTGTATAATCTACGTCCTGATCCCTTGGGTTTTTTTCCAGTACCTTTTTTAGGGTCCTTTTTTTCTTCTAAATTAGATATTTTTCTAGGTAAAGTGATAATTATTTCCTCTCCATTTTCAGAAATTTTTGCTTGTGGTATTTGTTTTCTTACATAAGCTTTATACAATTCTCCCCTTTGGTTATCTATATTACCTATTTTAGAAAGTGAGGGTGTAAAAGAAAGTTTTCTACTATCTGGGAATTCTTTAATTAGGTTTTTGATAATGTCTGTTATAGTAGACATAACTCTATATATTTCTCCCTGATTAACTACTATAGATGAACTCCATACAGGCACATCATCTTCATCTTCCTCCTTTTCTGCACTTATATCAACATAAAAGTTGATTTCCCAATCAAATTCATCACCATCAATAACTTTAACATTTTTAACTAAATATTTTTCTCCACTATCGGTTTTAAATTCATAATTGATAAACCAATTTCCTCTTCTTGTTTCTTCCCATTCATAAGGAGGAAGATTTGCTTCTCCTACTTCTTGTATTTTATTAGATACTATATCATATATTTCTTTCCTTTCTTCATCCGTTAATGGATTAGGTAGAAATTCTTTAAATTGGTCAAATGAATATTTAGACGCTTTTCTTGCAGCTGTACCTGATACTCCACCTTTAGTTATAATAGTACGAAGTTCTAAATTTGGGTATTTTGTAATACCTGTTGTTCTATTTTTAATATCTTCAAAATCTTCTTCGTTACCTTCTCTAGCTCCTATAACCCATAATACTTCTTGGTTTGGGTTTTCTTTTGCATAATTATATACCGCTTTAATAGGGGGGACAGAAGAAGGAACTATTTTAATTTTTTTAGAGTCTATACTAAATGGAAGATATTTTTTATAAATTTCCCAAATTATTACAGAATCTACTTGGCTAACACCATCTCTATCTTTTTTTCCTACAAAAAGAATAAGTTCATCTATTTCAGGATTTTGTTCAAGTGCTAATTTAGCTACTTCAAAATGACCAGAAGTAGGTGGTTTAAAACCACCTGCGTATAATGCTACAGTTTGTTTTTTTTCTGCTTCAGGAAGCAAGTCTTTAATTAGTTCATTAACTAAACTCATCTAGATAAAAATTGTTTAATTTTAGATTGTGCTTCTTCTTTGGATACAGAACCATCTATAACATTTTGTGTTTGGTTTGATTGTAAAATATCTTGTATATCTTGGTTTAGTTTTGCCTTTTGTGCTTCTGATCTAGCTAATTCTTTATCTGTTTTAGGCCTACCATCCTTAACTTTAAAGGGATCAACATAAGTTTTTAATATATTTTTTATATCCTTCATTGTTTCAGAATCACCAGTATTAGTTACAGATACAAAATTATCTCCAAATAAATCTTGGTAATCTTCAAAATTTTGTGTTACACTTTTCCAAGTACTAAGTACTGCACCAGGTTGTAAACTTCTATCTTTCCCACCTGATTTTTCAAATCGTTCTTGATTACGTTTTAAAGATGTTTCTAAATCAGTATAAACATATAACATCATTACTTCATATCCTGCTTCTTTTAACTTATTAACTAATTTAGTAGTTTGGTTTTTTGATG